AGTCGAGTACGTGGTTCCGCGACAAAAATGAGACTTCTAGCTGGCAATTTTCTCCGTTCTGGTCTCGTCCCGAGCAGATATACGCGGACGTTGAAAATCAAATTCAAGAGGGTGAGGGATTTCTTGAGGCCCAACGCTGCTACAAAGACCTCGCCAAGAATCTCAGAGTTTTTAATGCGGTATTCAACGATAAATGCCGATCAAGCCTCGTAACTAATAATCTTAAGTATGACATACGGAAGTTCTGCGAGACGCTGGCGCAGGTTCGTGAAATTGCCGGTTACGGGAGTGACTCCCCGATTTACAAAAAAATGGCTGAGATGTTGACGCGGGTTAGCAAATGCGTTTATCTCGAAAGCGACTTCCCATTCCAAATTCTCAAAGTTCTCCAGTATGCCTCTGTCATGGGGATCGGATACTTGTGGCCGAAGGTAAGGGCTACAGAGTACGGATATGGCGAGAGGAGAATGGAGTTTGACGCGCTAGGACTCTTAGACGTGATTCCTACGCAGATTCCTTCCCGCACCAACGACATTCAGGATGCCTACGCGGTCACGGTCTATGACTACATGCCTATCGCTGAGGCGCATGGCAGGTTTCCCTTATTCCAAAAGGAAATTCAGACTGTAGGAGCGCGTCGGAACTATCAGACGAGGATGCAGGCGCAGCGAGTCGATTATGCGGAGCGGAACCGCTACGGGGATACGGGCAGGACATTTGGAAATCTGTACGCTGAAATCCGCTATACCTTCGTCCGTGATTTGCGGATAAACAACACAGGATACGAACTCCCGATGGGAGACTTGGGAACGACGTGGTTCTATCGTGTTCCATTCGTAGGACAGCAAATATTTGGAGGGATGAGGAATGGAGAACCATACTATATTCCTGCCGAATCACAGCATTGCCGGGTATACCCCAATCTGCGGCTCATCATCACCTCAACAGGAATGGGGAAGCCAATGTACGACGGACCCGCCTTCGACTGGGACCCTCGTATACCAATTATCCAGTACACGGTTGACGACTGGGCATGGGAGCCGCTGGGACGATCTATTGTAGGAGATGTAGCGAGCATTGAGACGACGATCAGGAAGCATGAGCGGTTGATAGATCAAGTCCTGACCGCCCAAATGAATCCCCCAATGGGCTACAACCACACGGATACGGGTGGCCCTAAGATTGAGCACTTCGACATATTCGAGCCGGATGTACGTCTTGGAGTAGATGGCATTCCGAAGAATACCTTCCAGTCTATTCTTCCTGACGAGGTTAATGTCAAAGGGGAGCAGTTCAACTTCCTGAAATACCTCAACGAAAAGGAAGGCAAGCAACTCGGTCTTGAGGATTTGGGAAATCTCGGCGCAAATATGAAATTGCAGATCGCCAGCGACACTGCTGACAAGATGCTCGAATCCATTGGGCCGGTAGGAAAAGGAATTGCTGCTAGGGTTGAGAAGGCGAATAAGTCTGTTGGACAAAGGGTCAAGTACCTTATTCTACAGTGGTTTGATACTCAGAGAATCATGGAATACGTCGGCCCTGACAAGATGGCTCCAGAAGTGTTTGACTACAAGCCAAACGACCTAGTTCCTAGCCACTTACCGGACGAGATGGTAGGTGGGCAGTTCCCTGAAACGGAATCGAAGTACACGAATCTGGAGCGGGCGCGGTGGTTCGTCAAGCAGATCAGGCTCATCTCGGTTCCAAGCACACTACTGAAAGTTACGCAAATGCAACAGCAGTTGTTCTACGTCCAACTAAAGAAGATGGGTGCCCCAATTAGTTGGTTAACCATTTTTAGAAGCGCAGACGTTCCATCTCCAGAAGCAGAAATAGAGTCTAGTTTTCAAGAGCAGGAAAAACTGGAAAAAATGAAACTGATGGCACAAATAGACATCGCCATGACAATGAAAAAAATGGGGATTGATCCCGCGCAGATGGGAGGGGGAGATGCCGGAGGCGGGAAGCCTCACGCTGGAGGTCGTCCCTCGTCGGGACAGAAAGCACCAAAAATTAAGGCCAAAGGGGCCAAAGGCGGAGAGCCTAGAACTACTGTAACGGAAAGCTAGAGGAGAAATTTATGGCGGTAACAGTGAAAACACAGAAAGATCATTTGATTACAGAGACTTCCGTCTCGCTTCCTGCGGACCTAAACGCCCTAGATCAGCTAATGCGCTCATCCAAGGCTACGGGGAAGATCGTTGCTGTCTACAATCAGGGCGGAATGCTTGGGGTCAACGTAGAGCAGAAGCAGCATATCTCAGAGAAGGTTGCGGACGAAGTTAGGAAGATCGTTGGCGTAGGGACTAGAGAACTAGAGGGAGAATAGCGATCCTTGCTCTTGATTTACTTCTATTTGTTTACCCTTCCGTGATCCTGCGATAATTTGTATGATGCGCCTACGCTCTTCTGGACTGCTACCGTTTGATTTCCATGTGTTCGCTCCATACGAAATAATGCACACATTCCCACTTACATATCCAAGTTCCGGGACGATGCGATCAACAGATGCCCAATGACGACGATTAGGGCCAGCCTCATAATCGAGAACTACGGATGGGAATATTGGGCAGTGAGTAGGAAGTTCTCCAGTACGCGGATCATATAAATCGGTTACGTCCATATCGAACAGCACACCCTTCTTTGATGCATTTTGCTTGCTCGATTTGACATGTCTTCTAGCCCAAGTTGACTTCCTTTGCTCTCGACCCAACTTTGAAATGGCTTCTTTATTGCGGTGATAAATTACTGACGTTTGCTCGGTTACGCATTGTTTGCAATGGCTTGAGTGCCCATCATTATGTTCTAAACTGACAGGAAAATTACTGAATGGCTGCGGTTCACCCTTGCATCTTGTGCACACCTTAGTTTTCTCAGTCGCTCCATCTTTTACGGACTGCAAGTATTCGTCAAGCACTTTCTTATTTCTTTCTTGAATGCGATCCTTATTGCGTTTCCCCCACTCCCTGCTCTGTCTAGCTCTTTTCTCTTTATGTTTTTGGTACTGTTCCTCGTTATATTTTTTGCAGCAAGTTTTACAATAAGCGTAGTGTTCATCACGAGTTCGAGAGTCTCCGTTGAACTCTGAAAACGGTTGAGGAACCTTGCAGTCGCCACAAACCTTTAATCTCTCGCCATTTTCTAAAGTGGTATACCGCTGGTTTTTAGTTGGCTTAGAAAAGTGACAATCTTTGCAATAGCGTTGTAGTCCAGTGTTACTCCTGTTATCCTTTCTAAAATTCTCTGGTGGCTGAGGGACCCCAAGCATCTTGCAGTTAGGATTAGTACATATCTTCGGCTGGAGACTTCTAGTAATATTTTCTATCTTCCGTTGCGCGGCTAACTCGTTTGCGGCCTCGATTTGGCACTTCTTACACTGCGATTGGTAACCACCCCTAGCTAGAGGATTGCGATAGAAGTCGTCAATGGGGAGCGGAAGTTTGCAGCGGCTGCAAACCTTCGATTGAACATCTAATGGCGCAGGATGTGCTATATTATGTTCTTGGGGTGTCACTGGAATCCTCTTTCCGGTTGGCTCTAGGGCCGGACGTTGGTGCGTCCGACACCCCTATTATACCTCAATGGGAGAAAATAGACAATTTGGATGCGCAGGAATAACCCGTAATATCCTGCGCCAATAAACTTTCTCAAAAAAATACTTGACAGGAAAACCTCTATAGAGTACATTTACTTTTGAACTCAGTGAGATGCTCAACGCCCGCGTCGTGCGGATTATGTCGAGGCTCCAACCGGAACTCCGGTGTGGGGCCTTTTTATTGGTTCCTACTGGACAAACCATAAGGAGCCATCATGGCAAAGCGTCGCAAGATCAGTGTCAAGCCGGAACATGTGAAGAAGAGCCGCAAGCGCAGCCGTAAGGCTGGTCACAAGAAGACCTCCGTCAAAAAGTAACCTGACAGCCGCACTCTCATAAGGGGTGCGGCTGTAACTACGCCCACGATAAGTTTTTTGTGAGGAACAAATGGCCGCATCTCCAATGCCAGACCCACAACAGCAAGGCTCTGCAACGCCTCCACCGGATGCTAGTGGAGCGGCTTCCGCGCCTCAAGGTGGAGATGGTGCGCAACAGCCCCAGCCTTCATCGGCTCCTGCCAATCCCATGCAAATGCTTCTCGCTCGCTGGTATCAGACTGCCAAGCAAATAGCCGCGTCTGATCCTAGACTTGCGTCAGGAGCAGGAAAAGTAGCGGATGGGATTCAGGAAATGCAAACCGCCCTTGTAAGTCCTGCACAGCCAAGTACGCCAGCGCAACAGCCACAGTATTAATGCACTAAAAATTGATTTCCGGGAGATATAAAGATATGACAGTCGCAGAGATTCTTAAAGCCTCGGGTTTGGATGATGCCGCAATCGCAGCCTTGGATGCGAAGGTTCTTGCTGGATTCAACGGAGTTTTGACCACCGCCGAACAGGAGCGTACAGCCGCAGCGGAGTCCGCTAAGAAGGCGGAAGAGGAAAGAGTGGCGGCTAAGGCCGCGCAGGATGCCGCTGAACTAGCGCAGCGTGCGAACAAACAGTTCTATGACGAAACCATCATGCCGTCTTTGACGGGGTGGGAAGACAAAGAGAAGGCTCTGCAACAGGAAATTATCAACGCAAAGGCACTTGCCTCTTTCTATGA